TTACCGGCGACCCGTCGCGGCGGGTTCCCGGCACTTATCACAATGTAAGCGAGGGAAGCATGGCAAGAGCATACACAGTCGTTTTTAACGCCGTTGCAGTGACGGCAGCGCAAGACGTGATTGAAATCACGCCGGCGGATGACAAGCCCATTGAGATTGTCGGCTTGTTTTTGTCGCAGACATCAGACGTGGGCGATGCGCAGGATGAAATGTTGCGCTATGAAATCTGGCGCGGCTACACGTCGAGCGGTTCAGGTGGCAGCGCACCCACGCCCGCCGTTCTGATCCCCGCAGATACGGCGGCAGGATTCACGGCAGAGGTCAACAACACCACTGTCGCCAACACCGGCACGGCGGTGAACCTGCACGTCGATGCGTTCAACGTGCGGGCAGGGTTGCAATTGTGGTTCCCGCCCGAGTGCCGCCCCAGCGCGTCACAGGCCAACACCACGATTGCAATTCGCATCCCGGCGCCCGCAGATTCACTCACCATGAGTGGCACGATCTATGTGCGCGAATTGATTTAGTAGTTTGATCAACAACAGGAATCAACAACAGGAATCAACAACAGGAGAAACAGAAATGGCAATTCAGTTTTCGGGGACAGTTCGGAACGCGCGACTGGATGCGATTGAAACCGCAATCGGCACGTCGGCAGTATTGAAGATTCGCACTGGCGCCGCGCCGGCGAACGTCGCGACCGCAGACAGCGGCACGGTGCTGGCCACACTCACCTTGCCGTCTGATTGGATGGCAGCTGCATCGGGTGGCAGCAAGGCGAAATCCGGCACATGGCAGGATGCATCAGCGGATGCGGCCGGAACAGCCGCCCACTTTCGCGTTTACGCCTCGGACGGCACCACTGCGCACATCCAGGGCACGGTGACAGCCACAGGCGGCGGCGGTGATATGACCGTTGACAACACGGTATTCGCATCCACGCAAAACTTCACGATCACAGGCTTCACCTTGACTGACGGCAACGCCTGATGTTCCGATTCTCGTCATTTCTTGTCTATCTGCGCCGCGCGCCCAAGGCGGCGGCATTGTCTGCGCCTGCGTCCAGCAGCATTAGTGGCGATGCGTCCATCACGCTGGATGCTGCCACGCTGTCAGCCGCTGGCGCGCTTGACATTGCCGGCGTTCTGGCCTCGACGCTGGGTGATGCGACGTTGGTTGCAGCTGGCACGGTGGATATCGCCGGGGCCGCATCTGTTACGCTCGACGATGCAACGCTGTCGGCAGCCGGCGCAGTAGACATCAATGGCGTCTTATCCTCCGCCCTTGGGGATGCAACGCTATCAGCAAGTGGCACAGTTGATATCGCCGGCGTTCTAGCCTCGACGATGGGTGATGCGACGTTGGTTGCAGCCGGCACGGTGGAAATCGCCGGGGCCGCATCTGTCACGCTCGGCGATGCAACGCTGTCGGCAGCCGGCGCAGTAGACATTAATGGCGTCTTATCCTCCGCCCTTGGGGATGCAACGCTATCAGCAAGTGGCACAGTTGATATCGCCGGCACTCTAACCTCAACCCTTGAGGACATGACTCTCGCGTCAGCCGGCACGCTGGATATCTCCGGCGTGTTGGACGCGACGCTTGATAGCGCAACACTGAGCGCCGAGGGGGTGATCGGAGAGGCGCCACTTGAGGGCAATGCATCTGTCGCGCTGGGCGATGCAACCCTGTCTGCAACCGGCACTCTAGATATTGCAGGTGTCTTGAGCGTCACGCTTGACGGCGCAACACTATCAGCCGCGGGCACAGTAGACATCGCAGGTGCTGTGATCGCCACGCTTGACGATGCGACCCCGTCGGCGGCCGGCACTCTGGTTATTGCAGGTGCTGTGACCGCCACGCTCGAGGAAGCGGTTGCATCAAGCGCGGCGACGCTTGACATTGCCGGCGTTCTGGCCTCGACGCTGGGGGATGCGACGTTGGTTGCAGATGGCACGGTGGATATCGCCGGCTCCCTGAGTGTCACGCTCGGCGATGCAACACTGTCGGCAGCCGGCACGATTGCCGACTCTCAAATTGAAGGCGCTGCATCAATCACACTTGAGGCTGCCACGCTCATTGCAACCGGCACAGTGGACATTGCCGGGCTGCTGAGCGCCACGCTTGCCGATGCGGCACTGGCAGCCGCTGGCACATTTGCCGGCGCATACGACGAAGCCTGGCTGGGCAGCCGCGATGTGGCTGCATGGCAGGGTGCGCGGCCGGTTGACATATGGGAGGGCTCATGACAACAGCACGAGAGATAGGGGAGCCCGTTCGCAGGGGATCCGGCGAGCTGGGCGCATTTGCGTATCAGCCCAACAAGACGGGCGCATACACCGCTGCATCTGTGGCTGCATACAACGACACCACAGATGAGGATGTGACAGCAGGCGTGTTTGCATCGGGCAGCACAGCTTCTGTATCGGGCACGCCAAAGGTGATCGCCACGTCTGTGATCAAGGCGGGGGGCATGCTGCCAGAACAGGTGATCAGGATTCACTTCAGGTATTCAGTCGACGATGTGCCATATGACGAATACCGGCGCGTCATTGTGGAGAAGTAGGGGCATGGCCATGGACAGAGGCGGGGGTGGCAGTCAGGAACTGACGGGGCTAAGGCGGGCACGCCGGCCCTGCGCCACGCCAGGCTGCCCGGAGCTGGTGCGGGATGGACGCTACTGCGAGACATGCAAGGCGAAGGTGGAGCAGGTCGATCGTGAACGTCGAGGCAGCGCGGCCCAGCGTGGCTATGACCACACCTGGAGACGGCTCCGGCGCATGATGCTGAACGAGCATCCGCTATGTGCCGACCCCTTCGGCATTCACGGCGATGAAGTTGTGCTTGCCAATGAGGTCGACCACATCATCCCGAGGCGTCGTGGTGGCGCGGATACCCCCGCCAACTTGCAATGTTTATGCAAGCCCTGCCACAGCCGGAAGACGATGGCGGAGACGCGAGGGGAGGGGAGTGTCGAATCTCTGCCGACCGCTCGCTGATACCGCCCGGAAGCTTCGTGCACACGTCCGCGAAATTGGAGTTTTTGCAAAAATGCACGCGCAGGATCATTGGAGGGACGCAATGAACACAGCAGTGGATATTGATGTTGTCGAGTTGACCAAGAATTTCACAGTGGTGATCAAACTCAAGCGCTACACGGAGTGGCGAGTGCGTTGGTGGCTGGCAAAGCTATTGCTCTTTCTGGCTGCGCGTGTGGCCAATTGCAATATCGAAGTTGTCGACGAGTCGAAGTAATCGGCAGAGCGGGATGCGCAGTGCGGCGAATCTTATGCGGGTGTCCCTATGGTGAGTGGACGAGCTTTCAGGCAGTCCAACAACACACCACCCGGATAGCCGCCCAACGATCATCCCGCGATGCCGGCGCGCAACAATATTGTATACGAGTATACGATTTTACATAGACCATGAGAGGCCGCAAACCGAAGCCGACCGCAGCGAAGAAGCTGGCCGGCAACCCTGGCAAGCGCAAGCTCGACCGTTCAGAGCCGGCAATCGAGCCTGTGACGAGTGATGAGCTTGCGGTGCCAGTCTATTTGTCGGCCGAGGCAGCGGCGGAATGGACCCGCCTCTCTTGTGAATTGATGGCTTCAAAGGTGTTGACGAAAGTGGACACGGGCGTGCTGGCGTTGTATTGCCAGGCGTTTGGGCAGTGGGTTGATGCGCAGAAAAAACTAAAGCGCGGGCAGCCTGTGATTACAAATTCGCGCGGCGATGAGGTCGTTTCGCCATGGGTGCGGATCAGCAACATGGCGGTGCAACAAATGGTGAAATTGGCGAGCGAGCTAGGGATCACACCGGCGTCGCGTTCGCGGATCAAGATCGAGCCGCCGGCGGAAGAAGATCCGTTCGACGAGTTCATGAAAAGGAAATGAGCAAGAGCCCGATGCACCCCGCAATGCAATACGCACATGATGTCGTTGCAGGCAAGATCGTCGCCTGCAAATCGGTGCGTCTTGCTTGCGAGCGGCACCTGCGAGACATGAAGCATCAAAAAGAACGCGGTCTGAAATTCAACCCCGAAGCGGCGAAGCATGCCATTGATTTCTTTGGCTGGCTGAAACACTCGAAAGGCGAGTGGGCTGGCCGGACCATCGAGCTGGAACCGTGGCAGCAGTTCATCATATGGTGCGTGTTCGGGTGGATACGCGAAGATGGCACCCGTCGTTACAGAACGGCATACATCGAGGTTGCGCGCAAAAACGGCAAATCAACCAAGCTTGCCGGCGTCGGTCTATACATGCTGCTAGCTGATAGCGAGCCGGGGGCAGAGGTTTACACGGCGGCCACAAAACGCGATCAGGCGCGCATCACGCACAGCGAAGCCACGCGCATGGTGAAAGCGTCGCCGGCGCTGCGCAGAAAGTTGACGGTCTTCAAGGACAACATCCACATCGCTGGTAGCGCAAGCAAATTCGAACCGCTCGGCAAAGATGCCGATAGCCTCGATGGCTTGAACGTGCACTGCGCTGTGATCGATGAGCTGCATGCGCACAAAAGCCGAGACATGGTGGATATTCTCGACACGGCGACGGGCTCGCGCCGGCAGCCGCTGATCTTCATGATCACCACGGCCGGCTTCGACCGGCAGAGCGTGTGCTGGGAGCAGCACGAATACACCGAGAAAGTGTTGAGTGGCGTGGTTGATGACGATTCGTTCTTCGGCATCGTGTATACGCTCGACGAAGGCGACGACTGGGAAGATGAGCGCAACTGGATCAAGGCCAACCCCAACCTGGGGGTGTCAAAAAAACTCGACGATATGCGCCGCAAAGCGAAGAAGGCAAAAGAAATGCCGACGGCGCTCAACGCATTTCTGCGGCTTGAATTAAATGTGTGGACGCAGGCTGAGACGAAGTGGATCAGTCTCGAACACTGGAATTCATGCGGCAAAGCCGTAGACGCGAATGGCTTGCGCGGGCGCGTGTGCTATGCAGGCCTCGACCTTTCCTCCACGCTTGACATCACGGCGTTCGTGTTGGTGTTCCCGCCTGAAACTGATGAAGACGACTATCACGTGCTCTGCCGATTCTGGGTTCCCGAGGTCGCGATGCACGAGCGGTCGAAGCGTGACCGCGTGCCCTACGACGTATGGGTGCGCCAGGGTCACGTTACGGCAACGCCAGGCGAAGTGATCGACTATGACTATGTTTCCGAGCAGGTGAAGAGCGACTGCAATATGTATGACCTGCGTGAGCTCGCGTTCGACCGCTGGAACTCTTCGCAGTTGATCAATGATCTGCAAAAAGAAAACGTCACCGACCTTGTGCAATTCGGTCAAGGCTTTAGCTCAATGAGTGCGCCAATGAAAGACTTGGAGAAACTTATTGTCGAGCACCGCATTGCGCACGGCAACAACCCGGTGCTGACGTGGATGGCAAATAACCTTGTTGCATCCGAGGACGCCGCCGGCAACATCAAACCAGACAAAGAAAAGTCTACAGAGCGCATCGATGGCATGGTAGCGCTCATCATGGCACTCGACCGTGCGCTTCGGCATGGCAGCTCAATCAGCGTATATGAACAGCGGGGCATCCGCGAGGTGTAAACATGGGAATACGGAACACGATTCAATCGGCATGGGATGGCTTCTGGGGCGCGCCGGCAGAAGTTCGAGCGCGAGAAACGCAGCCGCCGCCGATTGGCGAGCCGGTGGCGCTGAATGAATTCTTCGGCATGGGGTTGACGGCAGGCGCATCGGTCACGCCGGCAAGCGCGATCACCAACACGGCCGTGCTTGGCTGCGTGATGGTGCTTTCTCAGTCGGTGGCATCGCTGCCGCTGATCACCTATCGCCGCACCGCCGACGGCAAGGATCGCGCCACGGGCCATGCGCTCTACAGCATCCTGCACGATTTGCCCAACCCAGAGATGACCTCGTTCGACCTGCGCGAAACGCTGATGATGCATCTCACGCTGTGGGGCAATGCCTACTGCGAGATCGAGATGAACCGGCGCGGCGACGTGCTCGCGCTGTGGCCGCTGCGGCCTGACCGCACTCGGCCCGTGCGACACGACGATGACCAGATCTGGTATCACACGCGACTGGCAAACAATCAGGAGATCGCGCTGCCGAAGTATCGCGTGTGGCACATCCGCAACTTGAGCATCGGCGGCATCATGGGCATGAGCCCGATTGCGCTGGCGAGAGAGGCCATCGGGCTGAGCAAAGCCGGCGAGGAGCTGGGCAGCCGCTTCTTCTCGAACGGCGCGAAGCCGGGCGGCGTGCTGCAACATCCTGGCAAACTCTCCGACGAAGCTTACGAGCGCCTGAAGGGCTCATGGGAAGCGCGGCACCAGGGTCTCGACAACGTCAACCGCGTAGCGATCCTCGAAGAAGGCATGCAATGGAAGGATGTCGGCATGCCGCTCGACGACGCGCAGTTTCTGGAGACGCGCAAGTTTCAGATCGGCGAGATTGCGCGCATCTTCCGCGTGCCGCCGCACATGATCCAGGACCTTGAGCGCGCGACGTTCAGCAACATCGAGCATCAGGGCATCGACTTTGTGACGTATTCGCTCACGCCATGGCTGGTGCGCATCGAGCAGTCGATCACGCGCGACTTGGTCGGCCCCATCGAGCGCAACATGATCTTCGCGCAGTTCATGATCGACGGCTTCCTGCGCGGCGACATTGCCAGCCGCTATGCGGCCTACGCCGTCGGGCGCAACTGGGGCTGGCTCTCCGTGAACGACATCAGGAAGCTGGAGAACCTCAATCCGATTGAATCAGGCGACATTTACCTGCAACCGCTCAACATGCAGGAGGCCGGCGCGCCGCCACCTCCTGCGCCTACGCCTGCGCCTACGCCTGCGCCTGAGTTGCCCCCAGCCGATCAGCCTTCGCCAGATCCAGCACCGGAGGCCACGCCGGCGAACGCGAGTGCCCAGCGCGCCCTGCGCACCTTGATCCTTGACGCGTGCCGGCGCATTGAGACGCGTGCGGCTGACCGAGACCACAAGCATGCTTCGTGGATCGGGGATGTTGTCCGCCCGCTGGTGCAGGCCACGTGTCCAGAATTTACAGAGCGCGACCTGGAGGACAGCGTGAAATTCTTCGTGAGCGCTTGGTATAACCGGACGGACTATGATGCCTTCGCGCTTGCGGAGAATATTCTTGCGTGGCAGAGAAAGCCCGTTGTCGTAAATTAGGCATATAATCTTGATCAAGTAAATAGCCGGTCTCAGCATTCAAGCGGCGGCAATCTATCCAACGATAGGTTGCCGCCGCTTTTGCTTTTCCGGCCGGCACATTCGGAGGCGACATGAACAAAAAGCAGGCCATCACACAAAGCGCCACACAGGGCAACCAACCGGCCAACACCGATCGCGAGATCAGGACGCTGCCCGTGCGCGAGCTGCGCGTGACGCAGGACGCCGGCGCGCCGGCGAAGCTGGTCGGCTATGCCTCCGTCTTCAATGCGTGGTCGGAAGACCTCGGCGGCTTTCGCGAGCGCGTGCAGCCCGGCGCATTCAGCAACGCGGTGAAGGCATCTGATATCCGCGCGCTGATCAACCACGATCCATCGCTGATTCTTGGCCGCACGAAGAACGGCACATTGTCGGTGCGCGAGGACGACACCGGCCTGTGGATGGAAGTGGCGCTGCCCGACACGCAGTATGCGCGCGACCTGGCTGAGAGCGTCAAGCGCGGCGACATCGACCAGATGAGCTTCGGCTTTTCTGTGTTGAGTGACGACTGGGTGTGGGCGGACGATGGCACGATTCGCCGCACCATCATCGAGATCGACCGGCTCTACGACGTGAGCCCGGTCACCTATCCCGCATACCCGCAGACATCCGTGAGCGCGCGCAGTCGCCTCACAGAACTGCAGGGCCAGAACAGTGAACACCAGCGCGCAGCCGAGCAGGAGCAAGGCCAGGCGGCCAGCATGCAGGCTGAGCGTGAAGCGGAGCGCCAGGCGGCGCAAGAGCTGATGCGCATGAGGCTGCGGATCGCTGAAGTTGAACTCTGATCGTTTATCAAACCGGTAACGATCCATTCTTTCGCAGGAGATTTTTAGAAATGAACAAGCGTGAGTTGCTCCAAAAGCGCGCCGCCCTCGTCGACCAGGCAAAGGCCGTTGCCGCGGGTGAACAGACCGCTGAGACGCGCGCCACCTTCGATGCCCTGATGAAGCAGGCCGAAGATCTGAAGGCCGACATCGCCCGCGCCGAGACCCTTGAATCCGCGCAGGCCGATCTGGCCCAGTCCGAAGCGACCGTTGCGGCCAAGCCGGAAGTGCGCGAAGTGCAGGGCGCGCCGGCGGTCAACAAGACCAAGCCCGGCGACAGCGAATCCCGCGCTCTGGCGCACTACATTCGCACCGGCGACCTGAGCCGCGAGTTGCGCGCATCGAACGATACCGACATGAACATCGGCACCTCTGCCGACGGCGGGTATGCCGTCCCGGTCGGCCACTACCAGGGCATCATCGCCAAGCGCAATGAGTCGATGCTGTCCGATCGCCTGGGCGTGCTGCCGATCCCTGGCAAGGGCACCACGGTCAACGTCACGACCGACAATGGCACAACCAATGAGTTCGTGGCAACCAATGAGGTTGCAGCATTCGACCGCGATGCGCCGGCACTGGGTCGTGTGCAGATGACGCTGGTGAAATACACCAAAAAGATTCAGTTGTCTGCCGAAGTGCTCCGCGATGAAGACAGCAACCTGCTGAACTTCCTCAACACCTACGTCGGCAACGCAATGGCGATCACGCACAACAAGCTGCTGTTCACCGAGGTTTTGGCCAATGGCACGAGCGTCACGCTCGGCGCGGCTGCGGCTGCGTCCGCCGGCGACATTCCCACGATTGTGTATTCGCTGAAGAGCGAATATGCCGATCGCGCGAAGTGGGTGTTCAAGCGCGCAAACGAAGGCGCATATCGTGCGCTGACTGGCAACAACTGGCAGTTCGTGGCGACGCCTCCGGGCTCGATTGCGGCCACCACGCTGTGGGGCTTCCCTGTGTTCAACTCGGAACAGGCCATCGCCGCTATCGGCGCCGGCAACAAGTCGAGCGTGTTCGGTGACTTCTCGTATGTGGGCTTCCGCGAAGGCAATGGCTTCCAGATCCTGCGCGATCCGTATTCTGCGGCAGGCACGGGGCAGGTCAACCTGTTCTATTACTTCGACGCGGTCTACAAGGTTTTGCAGGCCGAGGCAGTCCTTTACGGCAAGCACCCGACGGCTTAAGTCGGTGTAGACGAATGGCGCGCGTTCTGGTGGCCGTCCCGTATCGCGACACCACGCCGGCCGTCTTCGTGAGTGGGACATGCGAGCACTTCGCCCGCATGTCCTACCCACAGAAGCAACTGGCGATGGTGCCGAATGCGCTGCCCAGAGAGCAGCGCAAATACGGCCCGAACGCCCGGGCGCGCAACCACCTGATCGATACATGCCTGTGCGAGTCTCACACGCATGTTTTGTGGCTGGACGTTGACCTGGTCGACGTGCCGGCTGATTTGATCGAGCGGCTGCTGGACATCTCCGTCGACGACATCGTCGCGCCGTTCGTGTTCATGGAAACGCTCGACGCGAGCAGGCCGGCCAGCATGGAGAACGGCGGCTGGTTCTATGACACCGGCGGCTTCATCCAGGACGGGCGCGATGCGAGCGCATGG